GTCAAATGGATAGAACATATATATTTTAAGAGAGAAGGTGTATTAAAAAAATATTCCTTCAATAAAAAAGACATGATAATGTATAGTAGGTTATTTTGATATGTTAAAAAAAATATTTAAAAAATGGGTTTGCTTAGTATTCTGTATGGGTACTTGTTTTTATAGTCCATGTGTTAAAGGTAAAAAGTAATGGGTAGCTTATTCAAAACTCCTAAGTACACTCCTCCACCAGAGATGAAGAGGAATGAGGAGTTATTGAATGAGAGAGATAGAAGAGCTGAGGCAAGTGAAAAAAAAGAAATAAGAAAACTTGCAGCAAGATCTCGTACTAGACGAAAGGGTGGTAGATTACTTTATTCTCAAGATAGAGATTTACCAGCTTTGGGAGTAGGTACAACACTTACTGATGTTGCTAGTGTAAGAGATCCAATGAAAGATGAAAGGATGATGACATAATGGGAGGAGCTCCAAGAATAATTAGAAGGGTTATATCAAAACCAAAACCACCACCTCCAGCTAGTCCTATAGCTGAAAGAAGAGTTGAGGTTCAAAAACAAACTGAGGCTGAGGGTAAAAAAGTTACTAGAAGATTAAAGAAAAGAACTAGAAGAAGAACTCAGCTAATGGCAACATCTGATAATACTGGTCTAGCTACTGGTGCAGATTACTCACCAATAAGAAATCCAAGAGATAGTGGATCTAAACTGGGGAGTGCATAATGCCTGGCTATCACAAAAAATCTAAAAATAAAAAAAAGAAAAGATCATCCAGAAAGAAAGGATTAATGTCTTATGGATAGTCATGAACAAGTTTATATAAGAAATCCAAAATTTAGAAAACTAAAGGAGCAAGAGGATGAGCAGAAAGTTTCCGAAAGTTCCGAAGAGTAAAAAGGGAGTACCACTTAAATATTTATCTGGTGCAAAGAACCCTAAAGCAAAAGAGAGTGAGATATTGAGAACAAGAAGATTATATAAGAAAGGTTTATTAACAGCTGCTATGATGGATGAGATTAGTAAGAAGAGGGCAAGAGGATGAGTAAAGCAGCAGTTATAGCAAAGTATTCTAAGTCTAGTGGAATATCCAAATCTACATTGAGCAAGGTGTATTCTCGTGGGATCGGTGCATATTATTCCTCTGGATCAAGGAATGTATCAGCTCATGCTTGGGCAGCTGGAAGAGTTCGGTCCTTTGCGACTGGTAAAGGTGGTGCAAGAAAAGCTGATAAAGATCTATTAAGATCAAAACGAAAGAAAGGACTGGTAAGCTAATGGCATATAAAATGAAAATGAAAAAGAAAAATAATCTAAAAGGTAAACAAACTAAATTAGATGCAAACAAAGATGGCAAGATTGGTAAAGAAGATTTTGCTATGTTAAGAAATAAAAAGAAAAAGGTAATGGCATGATTATATTTGGTCATACTCCTAGAGAGTGGAAGAGAAGAGCAAAAGAACATAAATGGTTTATTGGTGCTTTGATTATCTCTTTTGTCTTAGGAGGAATAATTATTTAGATGGTAGCTAAAAAATATCAGAACCCATCTGGTGGATTGAACCAGGCTGGTAGAGATTACTTTAAAAGAAAAGAAGGTAGTAATCTTAAATCACCAGTTAAGAAAGGTAACAATCCTAGAAGAGTGAGCTTTGCTGCGAGGTTTGCTGCAAACAAAGGACCTATGAAAGATGATAAAGGTAGGCCAACAAGATTAGCTCTAGCTCTCAAGGCATGGGGTTTTGGTAGTAAAGAGGCTGCTAGAAATTTTGCAAACAGAAACAAAGGAACTGCATAATGCATTTAAACGCAAGAGAAGTTTTAGATAGATCAAACAAAGCATTTGCTCGTAAAGAACAATGGAGAACTATTTACGAGGATTGTTATCGTTATGCTCTTCCACAAAGAAATCTTTATGATGGATACTATGAGGGTACTGTACCTGGCCAGAATAAAATGAACATGGTATTTGATAGTACAGCTATTCATTCTACTCAAAGATTTGCTAATAGAATTCAATCTGGCTTATTTCCTCCCTATAAAAAATGGTGCAGATTGGAACCTGGGAATGACATACCAGCAGATAGAAAAGCAGAGGTGCAACAAGCATTAGATCTGTATTTAGATAAAATGTTTACTTTGTTAAGACAATCAAACTTTGATCTAGCTATGGGAGAGTTCTTATTAGATCTCTGTGTAGGTACTGCTGTTATGCTCATTCAACCAGGTGATGATATTAATCCTATTCAGTTTACTCCAGTTCCACAATATCTTATTGCATTAGAGGAAGGACCAAATGGAACTGTAGATAATGTTTATCGTAAATACAAAGTTAGAGCTGAGGCTTTGCCAAGACAATATCCAGATATACAATTAAATGATCAGCTACAAAGATTAATAGAAAACAAACCTCAAGAGATGGTAGAGTTAATAGAGGCAGTTATATTAGATCCAGAAAGAAAAGATTATTGTTATCACATCATACATGAAAAAACAAAAGATGAGTTAGTATTTAGAAGAATGGATACTACACCATGGATTGTTGCGAGATACATGAAGATACCTGGTGAGGTTTTTGGTAGAGGCCCATTAGTATCTGCTTTACCAGATGTAAAAACTTTAAATAAAACTTTAGAGCTGTTACTTAAAAATGCTAGTATAGCATGTGCTGGAGTATATACAGCAGCAGATGATGGTGTAATCAATCCATCTAATATTAGAATTACTCCAGGATCTATTATACCAGTAGCAAGAAATGGTGGACCTCAAGGTGCATCATTAGCTCCTTTGCCAAGATCTGGAGATTTCAATGTATCACAAATTGTTATAAATGATTTAAGAGTAAATATTAAAAAGACTTTGTTAGATGATACTTTACCACCAGATAATATGTCAGCTAGATCTGCAACAGAAATTGTAGAAAGAATGAAAGAATTATCACAAAATTTAGGTGCTGCTTTTGGTAGATTAATTACTGAAACTATGGTACCAATCATAACAAGAGTATTATTCATTATGGATGAGAAAGGTCTTATCCAGCTCCCTTTGAAGGTCAATGGGCTAGAGGTAAAAGTAGTACCAGTTAGTCCATTGGCTAAAGCTCAAAACTTAGAAGAGATAAATGAAGTTATGCAATTTTTCCAAATAGCTAATTCACTTGGGCCAGGTGGTGTAGCAGAACTAAAACCAGATGCTATAGCTACTTACATAGGTGATAAGTTAGGTGTACCATCTAGCTTAAGAACATCTCCAGATGAGAAACAAGCCATCATCCAACAAAGTATGGCTATGTTTGATGCTCAAGCAAAAGCAGCTATGGAAGGACAAGCTCCCCAACAAGAAACTCCTCCTCCTCAAGAACAAGAACCAGCAAGTGCTGTAGAGGATGAGGTAAGTTCATAATGGCAAAAGTAGGATGGGAAGGCATTGAGGTCTTAGATAATCAAGCAAAGCAAGAAACAAAAAACGAGCAGCTTGAAATAGATAAGTCTTATGCTAGAACATTTGAAACTGAGGAAGGTAAGAAATGTTTGAAACATTTAATGAGTAGAACATTAGATCAACCGACTTGGGTACCAGGGGGAGATCACACATCTGGATATGCAAGAGAAGGACAAAATAGTGTGGTCCGAGAAATAATAATGAGAATAGAGAGGGCAAAAAATGGCTGATGAAAATCAAAACGAAATAGTAGAAGAGAAACAAACTGAGGGATTGATGGGTGGAGTTCCAACAGAGGAACCTAAAACACCAGATCCAAGTGAAACTGAGATACCTCATAAGGAAGAGGAAAAGCCTCAAGAACAAGCTGAGGCTAAAGAAGATAAAAAGGTTTTAGAAAAACCAGAATATATTGAGGATAAGTTTTGGGATCCAGAGAGAGGTGTCAAGACCGAAGAGCTTAGTAACTCTTATAGTGAATTACAAAAACAATTCTCTATGGGTAAACACAAAGCTCCAAAAGAATATGATGTAACATCATTAGAAGATGTAGAAGATGATGATGAATTAAAAACATATTTCTTAGATTGGGCCAAAGAAAACAAACCTACTCAAGCTGCATTTGATAATTTAGTAAATAAATTTAAAGAATTATCTGTAGCTCAAGAAGAGGCAGATAGTATAAACATTGAAGAGGAAACTGCTAAGTTAGGTCCTAATGCTCAACAAATCATTGAAGGTGTAAAAAAATGGGGCCAAGGCTTGAAAGCTAAAGGTGTGTTCTCTGATGAGGACTTTGAAGAGTTTAAAGTATTTGCTGCTACTGCAAATGGTATCAATACTATTAATAAACTTAGAAAGTATTATGGTGAACAAACTATACCTACAGCTCCAGTAGATGTAGATGGTGCTCCATCAAATGATGAGTTATATGAGTTAGTAGCTGATCCTAAGTACAAAACAGATCCAGCTTTTCGTAGAAAGGTAGAGCAACAGTTTGCTAGAGCTTTTCCAGGAAAAGTAGATACTGGCGAAATATAGACTTGATATTTAATTAGAAAACGATTATTTTGTAATCAGAGATAACCAAAATTTCTTTTGGCCTTTTGACGAGTGGAAAGTACACTATGTCAGCCTGGCTATTTTACCAGACAACTGCGAGTAAATAAATAAATGTGTTAAACTTATAAAGGAGAAAACATGGCACAATCAATAACTAATGCTTTTGTTACTCTGTTTGATGCTGAGGTAAAACAAGCATACC